AGATGCCGGACGGAAATTATCCATACCCAGTTACCGTGAACGACCGCGCCGTCTGTGTCAAGGACTGGGGACCGATCGAGGCGTACCTGCAGGGTCATGACTTCGGAAATACGAACCTGTACGGAGCCGTGCGTAACTATCTGGATCACGGTAAGGCGCTGTACGCCGCGCTCGTTGATGCCGGCATCCCGTGGCAGGATGCACGACGTGTATTGTGGATGGGCACGCAGACCTACATCCACTGCGACTACAACTACGTGGCGCTCAAGGGCGTGCTCGGCAACCGACTGGAACACATCATGGACTGGGAAGTGAACTGCGTTGCCCAGCTGATGCAGCGCGAGGTCAACATGAAGTGTCCACCGATCTTCGGCCGCTACCTCGGCTCACACAGTGACCGTGCCGGCAAGGCAACCTTCGCGGGTCTCGAGAGTTGGCCTCCGGACGGCAAGTGGCCGAATCCGTTCGAGCGATGTGCGACGTGCGGACATGCACGAGCAGATCACAAAGATGATCCCGAAGATATGTCGAGTGATCGTAGTGCCGGTGTGCAGGAGTGTACCGCGTGCAATCGCGAAGGTCGCAATCCAATGTACGACGCGACACTTCGACCGGCGGGTCCGCTGCACAACTACAAAGGCGTAGACACTCTGCCGCGCCAGCACTCCGCCGAGCAGATGCCGTTCTTCGTTCTGTCTCCAGCGGCAATGGCTGGTGGTCCGGTTGAATGGCTCTGGACCAACGGCACCTTCCCTCAGGAGGCCCGATGATTCACGATCTCGAGGACGGTGGTGAGGTCGTGATCCGTCGCGGCGAACGGAAGCTGAGCGAGCCGGAAGATTCGGTTCAACTCGCTGCGACCGACCGTGACGGAGACACCGTTGATCTCCAGATGACCCGCGTCGAAGCCGAACGTCTACGCGACGACCTGATCAAATCACTGGAGGCACGATGAGCAAGAGCGTGCGTGCCGAGATCACTGTCCACTTGAGCGATGAAACCGTTGACAGACTCTTTCGTTCCATCCTCGATGGAATGAAAGAGGGTCGATGGATCGCGCAGAAGATGGGCAGTGATCCGGTCGTGATGGAGGAGTTCAGCGGCGGTCACAAGTCATACGACGACGAGGTCGGCAAGGCGGCAGATCCCAAGTACGATCTGCTGCGTGCTGTCACCGAACTCGAACGTGTGATGCGTGACCGATCTCTTCGGCCGAGTCGATTCATTCGTTAAGAAGGAGCAAAGCAAATGCCGTTCGACGTCAATCGTGTGTTCACTTACCACGCACCGTTCGGGAATCAGCCCGAGCGGTACGAGGCGCTTCGTAACAAAGCACGCGAGCTCGGTCAGATGATTCAGGATGTCACGCCTGAAAGCCGTGAACAGTCCCTGGCACTGACCAAGCTGCAGGAGTGCGTGCAGATGGCCAATGCCGCCATCGCGATCAACGAGTCGAGACCGTAATGGGCGTTGTCCGCCGCGACCCAACGGAATCGAAACAACCTCGCGGTCGAACCCGACGGGTCCGCGAGGCCGAGCCTGAGGAGAAGCTGGAACTGTCGTTGCCAACCGAGATGTCGGAGGAAACGAAAGATCTCTGGCAGTGCCTCATTCTGCTCTTCGGCGAAAAGAAGATCGGCAAGACCGCGATGATGGGCAAGGTCCGCAAGGCCTTCTTCATGGCAACCGAGCCGGGTCATCGCGGCCAGACGATCTTCAAGCGTGATGTCACGTCGTGGCGAGAGGCGAAGGGCTACCTCAAGCTGCTGAAGAAAGACAAGACGTTCAAAGTCATTGTGGTGGACATCGTGGACCGTCTCTACGATCTCTGCAGTGACTACATATGCGACAAACTCGGCATCTCTCATCCGCAGGAAGAGGACTACGGTAAAGGATGGCATGCCGTGAAGAAGGAGTTCGAGAACTTCATCATTCAGTTAGCGCAGACCGGGAAGGGTGTTGCGCTGATTTCGCACGCAGAGGAAAGGGAGGTCACAGTTCGAGACGGAGGTAAGTACGACCGGATCATGCCGACGATGTCCAACCAGGCACGGAAGACCGTGGAAGGCTTGGTAGACATCTGGGCATGTTTCCAATACGACGGACGTCGGCGAGTCATCACGATCGCAGGCGACGATCACGTGGCAGCAGGTCATCGCTTCGCTACGCGATTCCGTACACCCGACGGCAGACCGCTGCGACATATCTATATGGGTCGCACGGCTGATGACGCGTTGCGTAACTTCGAAGCGGCCTGGCGAAATGAATACGAGCCGCATCGCGATGGCGACGCCGACAACGTGAAGCAGTCCAAGTCGAAGATTCGTTTGAAGTAACCTAGGAGGCATAGTCGATATGGCGAAGACGTTCAATCTGAAGAAGTGGCTGAAGACTTCGGCGCGGACGCTGAAGCAGGCAGCGGTGCAGGCGAAGGAGAACAAAGGCGGAGGCATCGAGTATGATGATGGCCGCTACAATGCGCAGTTGCTCGGCTTCAGCATCGGCCGCGCTCAAGGAGGCACCGGCCGCGTGCAGGCAACCGTTGAGTGGAAGTTCCTCAGCGGGGAATACAAGGGGAAGAAGTTCCGGAAGTATCGCGGTCTCGAATCCGCGGACGACCAGATGTACTTCCTCATGGACATGAAGCGTGCAGGGTATGAACTCGACCCGGCCGAATTCGACCCGAGCGATCTCGTCGAGCTCATGGAGACCGTCGCCAGCGACAAGCCGAAGTTCCGCATCCAGCTGAAGTCGAAGGGCGAGTTCCAGAATCTCTACATCGAAGGCCCCGTCGAGGATGAAGACGAGGACGACGATGACGAGGACGACGAACCGCGCAAGGGCAAGGGGAAGAAAAAGTCTCGAGACGAGGAGGATGAGGATTCCGACGACGAGGACTCCGACGACTCCGACGACGACGACAGCGGCGACGACGACGAGGACGAAGAGCCGCGCAAGAAAAAGGGCAAGGGCAAAAAGGCCAAGGACGAAGACGACGACGAGGAGGACGACTCCGATGACGATGACGATTCGGATGACGACGACTCCGATGACGAGGATGACGACGAACCTCGCGGCAAGAAAAAGGGAAAGAAGGCGAAGGACGAGGATTCGGAGGACGAGGACTCGGAGGATGAGGACGACGAGGAGGAAGACGAGCCGCGTCGTGGCAAGGGAAAGAAGAGCCGTGACGAGGAGGACGACGACGAGGAGGACGACGATTCGTCGAAGGACGACGAGCCGAAGGAAGTCGTCGTTGGCGCAACCATCCGCGTCAAACTCAAGGGCAAGAAGGTCAGCGTGAAGGTGGTGGACATCTTCCCGGATGATCAGGAGGTCAAGGTCAGGACCGACGAAGGCAAGACCGTTCGGATCTCGGCCGACGACATCCTCGAAGTCATCAGCGCTCCGAAGAAGGGCAAGAAGTAGTTCGTCAGGGCCAGACCTGCTTCATCGCGGGTCTGGCCTGTTTTCATTTCTGGAGGATCGAGATCATGATTGAACAAGTTGCTGTCCGTACAGCGGACATGAACCGCTCACTGGTGGAGATGACGGCCATGGGATATAACGCATGGGTGGAAGACGTCGTGCGTGCCGAACATCTCTACGTGCATCCAATGCATCGTCGTCAGCTGGGTGACGACTTCACCGTACGTCTGGCCTTCAACTACCGCATAGTGAAGGGTCAGGAGTTCGAACTGATCCAGCTGCTCAACGGCAGCACGTATCAGTTGACGGTCTGTCCGGCTCTGCTGAGTCACTTCGGATACCACGTGGAGAATCAGAGCATGGACTCCGGCGACGCGCTGGAGCAGGAACTGGTTCGCTGGCAGAGAGATCTCAATGGGCACGTGGTTCAGATCTCTCAGACGGTGCATCACGACAACAGCGCGGTGAAGAACTTCTACCGCTACGCCTTCATCGTCAGCACGCTTGGGGTGCCGATCAAAATCATTCAGCGACTGCGGCCGTCTATGCCGCCAACGGTTGCCGAAGGCAAGGATCAGTACGCATGGCTCCTCAAGTAACGACCGACCGAGTGCTTGTCGGCCATCCCGTTGCCAGACAGCTGCTGCTGCTGGCCGGGTATACGCCGGTGGACGCGAACGAGTCGGGCACCTTCCTGTTACCGAAAGGAGGCGCGCATGCAGAGGAGTATGAACAGATCATGCATGCGCTCATTTACATCGGCAACCGGAAGGTGGACGACTACGGAGACTTCCGTCAGCAGGACCTGCGATCCTATGCGCGTGAGTCGTGGGGAGCCTACTGGGACATCCAACGGAAGCACGGACGTCTCGAGACGCAGATCAGTAGTGACGCCTCCATCGAGCAGTTGATGGAGACGCTCGGTGACGAAGCCGTCTACTGTGTTCGAATGATTCAGATCCTCCTGCGCCTGCGGGAGAAAGGACTGGTGCCCAATGCGGGAGAAAGGACTGGTGCCCAATGCGAGTGTTGATCACGGGAGCAAGTAGCGGTCTCGGCGCAGCGCTGGAGAGTGTCTTCGCCTCACGAGGTCACGACGTTGTCGGTACCTCCGTCGATCCAGAGTCTGGATTCAGAGGTCGGCATCTGTACTGGGATGCCTCGTTGGAGAACAGCACGGATCACTTGATCAGTCATCTCCCCGACTTAAAGTTCGACATCGTAATCAACAACGCCGGTGTGAACGCCATTCGCCCGTTCGAGCAGCTGACGCACGCGTTCGTCGAAGCGATCATGCGTGTCAACTTCCTCGCTCCGGTTCTTCTCGTGCAGCAGTTGATGGCGCGTGAACTGCTGCAGCGTCCGGCTGTCATCTGCAACATCACCAGTGACGCGGCCTGGCGCCCGATGCGGCACTCACTCGCTTACAACTGCAGCAAGGCCGCGTTCGACATGGCGACCAAGCAGATGGCGCGTGAGTTGACGAAGCCGAACGACATGACCATCTTCTCCGTTGCACCGGGCAAGATGACCGGTACCGGCATGTCGCAGTACATCGACGCGCAAGTGTGCAAGTTGCGCGGATGGACTCCAGAGGAAGCCGCACAGTACGCCGCGAACAGTACGGTGACCGGCAAGGAGTTCCTACCGTCGTCGGTAGCGAAAGTGATCTACATGCTGTGCACGCACGGCCTGCCAATCTCCGGTACACGTATCGATCTGGCCGGGTGACACGATGACAATTGACGACGTTTTTGCAGCGGTCAAGGTCGAGGTTGAACGTGCACAGGCGAAGTTCGGTCCATTCAAAAATGGACATGAAGGCTACGCCGTGCTGCTGGAGGAGGTAGATGAACTCTGGCATGAAGTGAAGCACGGCGACGACACGTCGGCACTTAAGGAAGCGGTACATGTCGCGGCCATGGCGGTGCGGTTTCTTATAGACCTCGGTGAGAATGGTGGACGCGCTTCGCACGGAAATCCTCGATGATCGAACTTCCGGATCGCCTGCTCTTCTTCGACACCGAGACCACCGGTCTGTTTCCTTATCCGATGATCAGTCGGAAGCAGGCAGGCCTGGCACCTGATCGTCCGTTCATGTTTCAGGTCGGCAACAGTGATGGACAGGTGGCCACGTTCCGAGGACGCGTAGACCCGCGCACGCGCGAGGTCACCTACGACAAGTGTCAGAAGGAGTTGCAGTGGCTGCGGGAACAGATCGCCAACCCGAAGATCACGACCGTCATCCATGAGTCACTCTTCGAGCAACGGATGACGGCGCTGAAGCCGCTGCACTTCGAATGGCGCTGCAAGGTGGACGACATGAAGATCATGGCACGTGTCGCCAACTCCGACGAGCAAGAGTACGGTCTGAAGTATCTGGCCAACCGATACACCGGCATGGATACCGAAGATCAGAAGACGTTGAAGAAAGCCTTGCAGCGTGCCAGGCGTCTAGCGAAGAAACGCGGATGGACCATTGCTTCGAAAGCGACGCACGGCAAAGGTCATCAGCACGCCGACTACTGGTTGCCGGAACTGCGCGAGCCGTTGCAGACGTACGGCGAACTGGACGTGGTCCGTCTCATCCTACTGCACAAGCTGTACCGGGAGATCTTCGACAAGAACCGCGACGAGGGTGGACGTCTCTGGGAAGTGTACGAGTGGGAACGGAAAGTTCTCCGAACCTGCCGCAACATGGAATCGCGCGGCATGACTTACCTTCATACAGCTGGCAGCGATCTCAAGGTCGTCTACCAGGACTACATGAAGACGCACCGGCGGCAGATTGATCGCATGGGATACAAGACGCTGAACGTGAAGTCAGCGCCTCAGCTACAGAAGCTGTTCATCGAAGAGATGGGCCGAAATACTGAGCATGTGACTAAGACTGGCGCTCCGAAGATTGACGCAGAGCAGTTGATGGCGTGGGCACGCGGTAGTCAAGCCGGTGCAGACGTCGATGGAGACGGGCCTGATGGGTGCACACTCTCGAGACACATCCTCGAATGGAAGGCAGGAAAGAAAGTTATTGAGTATCTCGATAGCTACGAATTCTTTCGTGCCCTACGGAAAGACGGAAGTTCTGTTATCCACCCTGCTTGGGATCCTGGCGGAGCCCGGACGGGAAGATTTTCGTGTCATGATCCAAACCTCCAACAGATCGCAAGCGCTGAGACTTCGCGACGTCATTCGCATATACGTGCGCGGCAACGTGAAGCATTTGGACCCCGACCTGAGTATCTCTGGTACATGCCTGACTATTCGCAGATCGAGGTCTGGGTCTTCGCCTTCGTCGCCAACGAACGACGAATGAAGGAGGCGCTGTTACGCGGTTCAGATTTCCATCTGAACACCGCTGACAGCGCGTGGGGTCATCGTAAGAACTTCTGTACGTGCGGCCGCTGGAAAGAAGTCCGACAGGAAATGCGGCGCAACAAAAGCTTCGTCATCGTCTGGGATGCCGAGAAATCTCTGCACAAGAAAGGCTGCCTGATCAAGTGGTGGCGGCAACGTGCAAAGATGATTCTGTTCTCGCGTCTCTACGGCGGAGGCGTTGGCAAGATCGCCTTCCTCATTCGCTGCAGCGAGGACGAAGCCGTCGAGTTCATCGATGAGTTCAACGACAACCTGCCGGGTGTCAAGACCTACATGGACAGCCTGGTGGAAGAGGTTCGGGAGTCTGGCCGGTTGATCAACCTCTTCGGTCGCGAGTATCCAATCGAACGGGAGCGTGCCTACAAGGCGGTCAACTACATGATCCAAGGTTCATGTTCGGAGATCATGAAGCGAGCGCTCGTGCGCATCGACCGCTACCTGTCGGCAGAGTTTCCTCGCAGCTACGTGGTTGGCTCCGTGCATGACGAAGCGATTCAAGAGATCCATGTCGAGGATCACAGCCGTCAACTGATGCGCAGCATCGTAGCGCTGATGCAGAAGGACAGCCACTACGTTCCAAATCTAACGCGGCCACTACCCGTGGGCATGAAGATCACGCGCACGAACTGGTCAGAGGCTAAGGAAGTTAACCTTTCGAAATTCATTTTGAAGCGAGCGGCGTAGCATGAACCTCTCGAAGTATCCGAAGGCGCGTATCTTCGAAACGCACGGCGTCGAGTTCAGCGGTCGGCGCGGTAATCAACTGTACGGCTACTGTCCCTTCTCTGAGAAGGAGGATAAGTTTTACGTCAACCACGACAACTGGTTGTGGGACTCGAAGACGGCTAGTCTCTCTGGCAACATCCCGCAGTTCCTCGAACTCATTCACGAGGACTACGTGTCGGCAGTTACGCCGGAACTTTCGGCCGCGCTCAGTCGGCATCGCAAGCTTCCGCCTGACGCTTTCAAGCAGTGGCGCATGGGTTGGAACGGAGAACGGTATGTGTTTCCCGTTCGCGATGTCAACGGTGCCGTGGGCGACCTGCGTATGTACCACATGGGTTACAAACAGATGCGCAGTACAACCGGGTGCTCCGTTGGGTTGATGGGCGCGCATCGACTCGGACAGCAACCCGGCATTGCGGCGTACATCTGCGAAGGTGAGTGGGACGCGATCGCGCTACACTGGTTGATGAAGCAGTTGAAGATTAGCGGCGTGGTGTTGGCTTCGCCGGGTGCCGGCATCTTCAAGAAGGAATGGGTGCCGTGGTTGACCGGTAGACGTGTGACCGTGCTGTACGACAATGACGAAGCCGGACGACGCGGTGAACGGCAGGTGCACCAGCGCTTGAGCACGTCAGTGAAGGGTATGGCCTTCACGCACTGGCCAGAGGAACTCCCGGACGGCTTCGACGTACGCGACTGGGTCGTGTATGGAATCAAGAAGGGCACGCTGCAACTCTGCTGGGACCGGCTGCAGAAGTTGTTCAAGAAATCTCCGCGCATGAGTGCCGACCCGACCATCAAGCGGAACGGAAAAACCTTCCGCCTGATTGCACCGAAGGACGTGCAACGCGAGCGGCCGTCTTCCGTGCCTACACTGCAGGACGTGCACGCCACCTATGCGAAGTGGTTGCACCTGCCGAACTTCGATGCTGTCGATGTCGTGATGGCCACCGCCTACTCGCAGAAGATGGACGGTCCGCCGGTGTGGATGTTCTTGGTTGGTTCTCCCGGCACCGCGAAGACCGCTACGTTGGCAGGACTGATTGAGTATCCGGACGCCTACAATCAAAGCAGTCTGACGGCGCACTCCTTGATCTCGGGAGCGAACTGGCAGGGGCAGAGTGATCCGTCGTTGATCCCGCGTCTCAACAACAAGGTGCTAGTCATCAAGGACTTCACCGCGGTGCTCGGCATGCGCGACAGTGACAAGGAAGAAATCTTCGGCATCCTGCGCGATGCCTATGATGGTCGCTGTGGAAAGGTATTCGGCAACGGTGTCGAACGTTCCTACGAGAGTCGTTTCACCGTGGTGGCCGGAGTGACGCCGGAGATCTACTCGCTCGGCTCTCGACACAACGCGCTCGGTGAACGGTTCCTGAAGTTCTCGATGGGCGACAACCTGCACCATGAGCAGGAGGAAGATGTCATCTCGAAGGCGATTGAGAACATTGACCGCGACACGCGGATGAAGGAAGAGATCGCCAAGGTGACGGGAGGCTACTTGCAGTACGGCCTGGAGAACATGAAGGCGGCAGAGCTCACGAAGGAAATGCATGACCGCATTGTCGCGCTCGCACAGTTCGGCGCTCGTCTGCGCGGTACCGTCTCGAGAGATATGTACAACGGCGAAATGATGATGGGCAAACCGTTCGCCGAGGTTGGCACACGCCTCGGCATTCAGTTGGCGAAGATCGCTCGCGCGCTCGCGACCGTGCGCGGGAAGACGCACGTGACGGATGAAGAGTACCGGCTCATCAAGCGTATCATGATAGACACCGTGTCGCAGCGGAGCGAAGATATCGTTCGCTGCATCTTCCGAACGGAGTCTGCCGCGCTTGCCGCAAACGACATCGCCACGCAGACACGATACCCGATGACGACAATCCGTCGCGTGCTTGACGATTTGAATTTACTGAAGGTCGTACGTCGTCACGGTGGAACCGGTTCCGGCTTTCGTCAACTGTGGGCACTCACGCCGTACGTCTCGAGATGCATCGCCGTGTCACAAGTCTACCGAGATCCCCCGCAACCTCGGCTCACCCTCCGACGCCGGTAAGCGACCGGGAACCGGCCAGAGCCGGGTGGCCTAGGCCCAGCCGGGTCGGGATCGCCCAGCTAATGGGTCGGTAACCCACCGAATCCCTAGGGAATTCGATCGAATGGTCCGGGCTGGGCGACCAGGAAGGCCGTAGGGTACCTCAGCCAAACCGAGAAGTCCATTGCTTGCCATGGAGCAATGGCCTTTGCCCCACTTCCTGAGCCGTCCCAGCCGGGAGGTCAGACCCGGTCGGCCGGGTATACTGCCTCTGGAGTACCCGGTCTCGGTGACGGAAACCGGCGGACGGCTCTGCCGGAATTAGTGACGCGGTTCGTTCGAAGTCAGGTTCATCTTCTCGACAGCGGAGATCATAGCACGCGTGAAGTTGTCGGCCTGCACGGCAGGAATTTGTTCGTAGAAGAATTGCTGCGTCGCGAGTGTGAGTGCGAAGGCGACTCCGAACTCTTCGATGCTGGAGTGGCCAGAGCCGAACATGAGTGTCCATCCGTCCTGACCGCTGTGATATGTGTACGTGAGTCCCACACTCTGCGCGGTCGCTACCAGCACGGCAATGAATTGATTCAACCGTCGCGCTCCGTCCTGCAAGAGCGGGAATCGTTTCCAGCCTTTCAGAATCTCCATGAGACGCGGCAGGTAGAACGATAAGATGACCGAGATGACGCCTTGCTGTCCGAGCGCGGACGCTTGCGGAATCTGTTCAGGGTTGACCGCCTGAGCGAAGAGGATCGGACCCGTGCCGGCAATGAGGAGCAGAACGATCAGGGTCGAATAGCGCCACATGACTAGACTCCGTTTCGGATAGTGATCTGAACTCGCTCACCTGCGAGTAAGGTATCGCTGACCAACTTGAACAGACGGTCTCGTGCCTCGGCCGAGTTCCACATCTTGTCTCCGTCGTCATCGAGACCGGTGATGAGGCATCCCTCGGTATGCAACTCGGTTGCGCCGGAGTGAATTCGAATGCCGCTGAAGCCGGGTACGTCTTTCAATAGCATCATCGGCTTCTTGAAACGATTCGACATCGTGATCACGACCTCATACGTGCCGGCAGGAATCGCGGTGATGCCGTCTATCTTCCACGTGCGTACCCAGTTGGACATCGCAACCAGCCAGTGAGCATGACCCAGACCTTCGCTGCTTGGACGTCCGTCACGCGGTTCGCGAACGGTGTCTTCGAGAATGTAAATGTAGCGCTCGGCTTGGCCGATCACGAACAGTTCACCGATTGTATTCTTCGCCGTTGACGGACGTCGCTGCAGGAGAAGGTTCAGCACGACTAGTCTCCGATCAAATCTGTAATGTCCATCGCTTCGATCTGCACCCGACACTTCGTCGGTATGTAGGTGTGCGACAGAATCCAGAAGGTTTGGTTGTCGGCCTCACGCCATCCAGATGGAGCCAGACCTCGATAGTGTTTGAGACGGAATGTCTCACCGAGATCAAAGCCGACATCCATCATGTTGAGATCGCCTTCAAACTGAACGTAGCCGGGAGCATTGCGACGGCGACGCCGGTGCTTGCCGAGAATGAATGAGGCCACGGCGGGATCGTCCAGGTATGAGAAGGAGAGATCCCCGTTCCGCTTCATGTCCCAGTCGTCAATCGAGTCTTGATCAATGAACTCCTGGTTGTCTACGCGCCAGCGGCCGATGTCAACGTAGTCGCGTTGATAGCGGTAGTCCCAGGCGTTGTGCAACTCCTGCAGGCGCAGTTGCGGAACGAACGTGCGCAGCTGGATATCAAACTCATCCGTCACGACGGCCGTCACGCCAGAGGCAGACAAGCTTTCGTTAATGGCACAGACCGTGAGACGCCAGTCCATGTTGGGTCCCAACCGGAAGTCTCCGCACACGCACCACCGTTTGATTTCCTCTGACACGTCCACCGGTTGTCCACCAGCACCGGTAATGCCCGCACCGATCACTCCATCCTCGATCTCGGAATTCCGCATGGCCTTGAGATCGGCAAACGAATCCTCGTTCACCACCGTGAAGTCCGAGTAGCTCTGTCGGGGAACTGGGCCCCACAAGCCGGAGGTATATCCTTCGCCACTCGCGACGATGAAGTAGTTCAGCAGGTGAAGGAACTGATCATGCAGGTCTGTGAGGACGTCCCCATCACTGTCACCTTGATCTTCCACGCCGCGTAAGTTCACCGTCAGGATACTAATACCGCTGGCGACGAGATCTGCCTTCGGGCCCAGGCCGTACGCGAACGTGTAGCGACGCGAGACTCCGTCACCGCCAACCACGTCTCGGTAGCGTGCCGTACCAAACACACTCTCCCATGCGGTCCCCTCGCGCGGGAAGAGCCATTCAGTTCCGTCACCTTCACTTACTTCAACGGCCGTCACGTCACCGCCTGGATCATAGAACCAGTCGTCGGTGCCTTGGACCGGGCATCCGCCGATCAGAAACTCTTTCCAAGTGTTACCGTCCGGCAGAGGAACGTTTCGCGTATGGAAAAGTTTCACTCGGCCTTGCGGTCGATCCAGCAGTTCACTTTCGCCAACGCCCTCAGCATCGTTGAAGTCGTCGTCGAAGTAGACCAGACCGCTTTCCATCTGGCCACTTGGCACGTTGAAGATCAGACTGCCCTTCTTGACTTCGTAACTGTCGGCACCTACCGGCACCCACGCTACACGCTGAGGACGCGTCCGCCCGTTCGGCAGCGTGAACGTAATCCCAAACTGCTGCGGTGTGTTGACCGGATCTTCGACATCATGCCAGTTGCTACGTATGGAACCGTTCTTCGAACGAGCGGTGTAGAAGTTTCCCCTCTGTTCAATACCAACGGCTCCGTCCGCGTATCCAGTGCCGAAGTCAGGCGGATCAAAGGCATGATTGAATTCAGCGAAGAGTCCCGTTGTTTCAATGACCTGCTGTGCACGCCAGCCGAAGAAGTTCGCTGCGAGGACCACGTAGTATTTCGCGGCGCCAGAAGACGCAGGCCACTCCGCTCGTACCGTAAGGTTCGGCGATACCGGCGTGACCAACTCATCACCCATGACGAATGGGAATGGATCGCCTACGTTGTCACTGGCGTCCACCGGAAACACTTGCACAGCGAAGTCGCGCTCGGGACAATCGCCTCCGGACTCTGCTGTCAGTGTGAGTGAGACCGGTGGAGGCGGAGTTGGACTCCACGGAGCCCATCCTGCCGTCCAGAACGTCCCGGTCACAAACGCGCCACGAGCCGCAAGACCGCTTGGAGTTGGTGGCGTGAACCCGGACGGGATCACTGATGCTGTCGTCAGTACGCCCCAAGGAATTGGAGCGTGCATCCCTCGCGCTGTCTCGGACACTCCAGGCAACGTGACAGGACTCAACACACGTCGAGGGATCTGACTCTGGCCGACATCCGTCCATCGCATGGCGGCACCGATACGATCTCGGCACGTCAGCTGAACGGAGAGTCCCTCTTCCTGCACGTCGAATCTCGGGTCGCTGTCCACGCGGCCGGTACCAATGTGAACAGCAGTACCGAGAGACATGCCGGACGGTGTCGCAATGTAGGCATCCACTTCCCAGCGTGAGAAGAATCGGCCTTGCGCATCGCGAAGGTATCCACGAATTGCGTAGTCGTCGTCCGACAGTTCGATCTGGAAAGTGCCTACCTCGTAGTCGAGATCCGCGCTGCTCAGCGAACGTCGAACATCGGAGACGTTGACCAGTCGGTCATCTTTCCAACCGCCGTAGAAACCTGAGGCGTGCGGTAACTGGATGACGGAGTACCACTGACGATCGAAACCGGTCGGACGTACCGAGACGAACAGAAATGGTTCTTCGGTTTCGGCAGCGAAGATGCTCACAGGCTATACTCCAGTGAACGGAATTCCGCGTGAGTCTTCCTCGAACTCAAAGGGGAAATCGTAGTACAGGAACCAAAACTCTTTCTGCTCAAAGTCTCGAGCGAACTCTTTTGGAAACCGGCCGTACAGAGCGCCATCGCCGGGCACGAGCTCATCAGTGAGAACGAGGAACGGAGTGGCGTTGCCTCCCGCTTGATCCATGAGATTCGTCATGAAGGCAGATGACGCGAGCGCGTTACGGAATCGCGTCCGTAGCGTTCGCACTTTGATGTCGCGACGCAGGCCGCGACGCATGCCGTACTCCGTTGTCAGGATGTCGGTGATCAAACGGCGACGACCGGTACCGGCATTGCCTTCGAACTGATCGTAGCCGAGTGTTACGTTCCACGCGTTGAAGATAAGAATCTCTCCCCACTGCTGGAGTGTGCCGAGGATGGACTCCGAAACGAAAACGCTAAGGTACCGATACGACCCAGCGCCGTAGCTTGGGTTGTTACGAAAGTCTACGAACGGAGAACAGGAATGGCCGTCACCATGCCGTGCACTCCAGATTAGCGTCTCAGTGACGGTCGGAGCGGTCCATACATTTGTCGCGTTCAACGACACCTGAGCGCTCTTCGAACCGAATCCACTATTGGGAACGGCCAAACCGATGATCGGAACTGCGGTACCGAAATCAGCCGTCAATCGAACGCCAACAGCCGGAGTCGTTCCTGTCAATGCCGATCGCACCTTCAACGGTCGCGACATCTTCCCGTCGTTCAATGCGGTCACGCCGTAGTTTGGATCAGCGCTGTCAAGCGTACCAACGGTAATCGTCCAGCTAACCGGACGGATCAGATTCGCAGGCGGAATAATTGCCGGACGTCCCATGTGACTCCTCTACGCGGGAATGACGGATGCCAACTGTCGGGCCAGAGCCGGACTGTCTCGCAGCACCTGGATGAAGGTCGGCATCAAGATGCGCATGAACGAATCGTAATCCTTCGCGATGCCTCCATCGAAGGATGGAGCGAAGGTAATGCTTGGTGCCACGAGATCGCGAAGCGCGGCGACGAGTCCGGCAGAGTCCATCGACGGCTTCAACACGTGCGATAACTTGTCAATCGGAATGACGGCTTCCTGTCCGTGCAACATCGCCAGCGTACCAGATCCCCAGTTCGCAAACCCTCCACCGGCCAGATGCGGCACGTCACGGCCAAGCCAGCTGTCAATACCGCCTCCAGGCAACGATGCATCGCTGCCACCGGCCGCGCTGCTCACACCGGACAGTTTCGCAATGAGCTCGTCCAGCTTGTCAATGACCTTCTGAAAACCTTCCGACATGGTCTCGGCCCACGTCAATCCTTCCAACCCTTCCAACTTGTTCCCGTTCTCATCCAGCAGCTTGCCAGACTTGATCAACTCGTCAACGTACGGCTTCAAGTAACTCGGCAGTTCAGTGCCGTACTTCAACGCCTCCTGCACGATGGCGGAGATTTCGTCCGACATGCCAGACAGGATACCGCCACGGTCTCCGCCGAAGGCTTCCAGCCGCTTGATCGTCTTGACAATCTCTTCTGCTCCAGCACCGAGACGTCCCTGATGAAACTTCGGTCCGAGTGCGGCAATGTCAATGCCGTACTGCTCAGCCAACGCCTGCGCCTCTTCCCATGTCGGCACCAGACCGTCCATCAAATCTTTATGACGGCCGAGCGCGGCGTTGACGTCTTCCATCCACTTCTGATTTCCTTCGGTATCTTTTCGACCGATGACGTTCAAGGCACGGTTGATGAGCTCGTCGGCTTCTTTCCCGCCAACCGTTGCGCGAAGATGCTTGAACAACGCGTCTTGATTTCCGAAGCCAAGAGACTTCGCAAAATCGCCACGACCACCTTTGGTTTCATTCTTGTTCATGGTGACCAGCTTACCAATGCCGGCACCAATCATCGGCCCGAGTATGGTTCCGATACCGGGAAGGAATGCACCAATGGCACCACCCAGAGTCTTGCCGAGTCCTTTCGTCAGTCCCTCCGATACCGTCTTACCCAAACCGCTGGAGGCATCGCCAAACAAATTCTGCGTCAGCGATCCTCCGAGGAAGGATCCCATCGTCTTCTTGATATTGCCGCCACCCATCGTAGCGCCGAGGATGGAATTGAAGAAACCTTTACTGAAGGCACCGGGATCGCTACCGAACAGTCCGCTCAAGTTGAAGCCGGGTCGTGGCGGAGGTTTGTACTGGTTGACTTGGTACGCGTAGTTCGGAGTGGCCGACATAATCGGATCCCACATCGTACCGGCCAGATGTGGAGCAATGGGACCGGGCAGTGCACCCATCCACGGCAGACCGCGTCCGTAGTCATTAACACCAACTGGCGCAAGGCCAGAAGACTCCGGACCTTCGAACGCCATCCGACGACCGCGAATCGAAATCAGCATCAACTGATCACTGACTTCACGCAAACCCTCGGCGTACTCCTTTGCCGCGTCTGCCGCTTTCTTCTGTGACTCCGTCGCCTTGTCCTGTGCGACCTTGTACAACTCGATTACGTCTTCAGAGATGAACAGCCGCTCCGCGAGATTCTCTACACTCTCGTCCAGCTTCAATCCGGCATCGAGTTGTTTCTTCGTCGCCGTGCTCAGCTTCCCGAGTGCGTCCTCAGCGGCCTTCAATCGCTTCGTGTAAATCTCGAGATCCTCTGCAGGCTTGGACGCGGTCGCGCCTTGCGGTCCGCCTCCAAACTGATTCATCGTGGAATGATACTTGCTGATGAAGGATCCCGGCTGGGCCATGCTACGGCCCCAGTCAAACAGTTTACCCGGAGCCGTAACGAGATTGACGCCAACCTCGCCAACCTTCTCTCCCATCAACACCATGCTGCCGAGTACGGTTGTCGCGGTGGACTTGACCTTGTCCTTGAATCGATCCCACGCATCCGATGCACGGCCAAGTGCTTTCACCTGTGCATCGCCGGCAGTTGGAGCGGCGTTCGCAAGCTTCGTGTAGTTGTCCACGATCATCGGCAAAATGTTTTGAACACTCTTGCCGAACAACGCCAACCCAGCGGTGTTACGCTGCTGAACGTTTTCTGTCTTCGCGAGCGCGGCCGCAACCGCGTCAAACTGTTCCTCCGGTTTCATCCGCTTAAGCGTGTCGTACTCTAGTCCAATATCTCGAATCGCGTCGCGAACGTCTGGAGAACCTTTCTGAATATTGACACCGAGTTTGAATGCCGCTGCGGCCAACTCATTAACGTCACTACCGGTTTGCCGAGCCGCGTATCCGGCTTTCTGTAACCACTGGATGGACGCGCCCGTCTTGTTTGAAAGATCGACGAGCGCGTCCGCATCCTCTACTACTGCCGCTCCGAACGCTACAATCTGACGCGTAGCGGTAGTAATCAAACTGCCAAACGCAAACCCAGCGCCAATCTTTGCGACACCCTTACCCCACGACTCTGTCGTTTGATGAACGAACTTGCCTTTCCTCTCGAGATCCTTCTCAAGTTCGTTACCGGTCGAACGGATGACAACTTCCGCTTGACCAAGGATGCCAAAATCTTTGCTCACTGGTTACTCCATCTGACGGACGAGCTCGTCATGTTCGCTACGCTTGACCGCTTGCTCTTCTGGAGTAAGACGACGGGCGTTTGGGTCCAGCAGGAACGACAGCGATGGCAGCTTCGACGTCTTGCTGAATGTGGCGGTGTGCCACGCCAGCGTGATCATCTGCGTACGCGATCGTTTTCTGAAGGCCCATATCCGTCGATCGAACTCTGCCGGTGTCAGATTCCAGAAGGTCTGTTCGTCAATACCCGCCAATGCGGCCCCATCTAGGAGTTCTGCCCAGGTTGGCCGATGGCGGGAGGCGGAGGGTTTGCAGGCTCGTCATCCTTCCTCGGTGTTGGGAACGCTTGCTCCCACGCCTGCAGCATGACCTTCATGACCGGGTGGTAATCCTGAACGATCGCCTTCGTGGTCTCGTCCACGATCGGTGCGCGCCAGATTTGACCGGGTCCGCCGGAGGCATCGATGAGATCGCCAACCTCGCCGACACCGAACGGCTTCGGTCGGTAGTTGGTTCGTCGGCGTCCGCCTTCGAGTGATGCCCAGAGGAACAACTGCAGGAGTCGAAGTCCGGCACGATTCATCGAGAGCAGCAACCCTGCTTCCTGAATCGTCATGCCGGACTTCTCCTCCAGATCGTACAACGCGTTCGAACTGAAAGCAATCGGGAACTCGTTGTCCCCGAGTTGCACATTCACCGTGACCAGTTTCAATGCCATGACAGGCCTCCTCTGTCAGTCTGTGACTACGCCCACGGACCAGAGATCTGGAAGTCTGCCGACACGACAGCACCTTCCTGGTCCGGGAAGTTCTCGGACAACGACGTGACGATCGCGCTCGCGCTCTCGAGATCGGCGTTCAGCTGCCGACGCTTGATCGTGACCATCGTGCCCGACCGCATCGCCGTGCGCAACTTGAGATAGCCCGATGCGGCGGGGATGTACAGATGTTCGAGCGACACCGTCGCGCTGTAGCGACCCGGCGTGCCGACATACTCACGCCGCTCTTTCGAGCTCAGGTCAATCGGCGCGGTGGTTTCCGCGAAGGTGACGCCGCGCTGACTGCCAACAGTGAGGAACGAACCGCTGCCAGCGGGTTCCTGCACCTGCACCAACACGTCGAAACCATTGAGTTCTCCATTCGGTCCCTGCATTACCGTTCTCCTTGTCTGGCAATATCGAGCGACACCGTAACAATTCGCCCATTCATTGATTCATCCGTCGGCGCTTGGATCGGACCAAACACTCGGGTGATCAACGCGGTTCCATAACCCGATACGGCGATCGGATTGCGTTCGAACAAAAGCGCGACCAGTCTCGCAACTACCTCCACTGAGTTGGGATCTCCTGCGTTGTCCTCGTAAATGCCAATGTCGTGCGTGATGATACGCCCGACGGTTTGCTTGGTATCGAAAGTCCCCGGCGAATCGGTGACCGCGTCACTGACGTAAATGTAACGGCCTTCCACTTGCGGAGGAACGGGATCCTGCGCGAAGATGGACGGCACCGATCGATAGGTTCCGATCAGCGCGGTGATGTTGGTCGCGGCAAGTAACGTATCCGCGACCGCTGCACGTGTGACGTCCACTAGCCGCCTCCCAGCATCTTCTTCACTTCACGTTTGTTGTTCTCCAAGCCGGGACGAATGAAGGGACGAGCCGCTTGACGATACACGCGCCCTCTGCTGTCTCGGCCGAAGAATCCTAACTCCAGACGGCGTCCATAGGCAATGCCGGTACCGACAACGCCTAGCACGGTCATGCCGGTGCGAACCACTCGACCGACAATGCTGCCATACAGTCGCGCACTAACCTTCTTCGGCGGCTCACCCGGCATCGACGGAAACTCGCCTGAGCGATTCGGCCGGTTGATCGACGTCTTGATGTATCGAATCAGCAGCGCTACGACACCGCCCATGTTACGTTCCTGCTGGGTCATGACCTGCTCGACAAGTTTCTTGTGGTCCCACTTCGTCACGCCCATTTACGCGCTCGCCTTTTGAATCTCTTCGAGCAGTACCTTGAGGAAGTAATCCTTCGACGGCGGCAGACGCGCGACCACGCGATAGACAACACCGTTTCGAACCACCTCGTCGTCGCGGTGAATGTTCACGTCCGTCTCGCAGTATCCCGCGTGTGTGCACTTGGTCTTCATCTGCTCGGCCAGGCGCTGCTCGCTCGCGCTCGCGGGAGCAATGCGAAACGGCAATGTCGTACTGAGCGACACGAAGACGTTTGTGAACCGGCCATGACCCTGCGACTGCTCCTGCAGACGTCGCAAGGTCACGGTGTCAATGAGTAGATGCGAAACAACAGACATGGCTACTCCGTTCGAACGTACTTCTGCAGACGGATCGCCGTGGCTTCGGAGAACCCGCCGGTATCAACCGCGCTGAATCGCGACAATGACTCACCGGCCGTCGTGTACTCCGCGCTCCAGTCGCCAAGCCGTTCTGACTTCACGGACGTATCGCGACGTTGCGCCTTGTAGCGGTCTTTGACTTCCGACACGACAGCGCTCTCGAGATCGCGCGGCAACGTACGACTGAAGACGCCGGTGACACCGCTCGGTGTCTCGT